TTTTAAAAGCAACTAATAATAGTTTACCTTTTATTTCTTTTTTCGTCTTGTTTTTTTCTTTTTTTTACCAGCTGTTGATAAAGCAATAGCAACTGCCTGAGCATTTGACTTTCCTTCTTTTTTTAACATCTGTATATTTTTTGAAATTATGTTTTTTGATTTACCTTTTTTAATTGGCATTTTCTTTTGCTAACTCTTCTAATGTTAACGTTGATCCATCAGATCGCACAAATTTACGGAAAACATCTGTAGGATTATTATTTTTTAATTCTGATCTATATATTTTTGATTTTTCAATACCAAATACTTTATTTTGTGTTGGTATATCTTGTTTACTTAGCCACACTGCATAATTTTCTGATGCTGGTATAAGTTTTCCTCTAGTAGATAAACCTGTTTTACTAGGTCTTTGAAGACCGCCAGATAAATCATCTTGGTCTAAACCAAATCTATCTAAAAATTCATCTTTAATAATTGGAACTATTGTTGAACGACAATTAAAATGTTGAGGAGGTTGTGGACCTTTACCCATTTCAAAAATTTGACCATCTAACCGACCACAAATAGCTGAAGTTCTACTATCTAAAGTTGCTACATATTTATAACGATCTACCATATCAGAATTTGCTTTAAAAACACTATTAATTGCTGAATTACTTACTTGATTAATACTGGTCCTTACAATAGTGTCAATTTGATTATTAGCAATAGTCGTTCCAATACCTCCTCGAGCTTTTATTTGTTCAAGTGTTCCAACAGCTTCAAAATTTAATTTTCCACGTAACTGTTTAGCTATTTGAGCAGTTGTTTGATTAGAAAGTAATCCAGTTCTTACAGTATTAGTAAAAACTTCAGATTGAGATGCAGCGATTCTTCGAAAAGCAGTTCTTACATTTACTCCATTAGGTAAATTTATTACAGCTCCTTCTCTTGCAGTTAAACTAAATTTTGGAATTGTTCCAGTTTGCACAACAAATTCTTCGGGTAAAGTAAAAACATTTATTTGACGCGGATCAGTATTAACAACGCTTTGTGCAAATTGAGGACTTATTTCAACAGTTCTTACTGCATTTTTTGTTCCGGCGCTTGGTAATACTTTTGTTAATTGTTCTCTTATAAATTCAGATTGAAGTTCAGCTAATCCTTGTAATTCTTGAGAAATAATCGCAGAACTACTTTCAGCCCATGTATTTAAACTTTCTTGCAATTGAAGTAATATTGTTCTTTGTCTATTAACAGCAGAAGGAGTTAATGTAAGTTCACCAGCATCAAATTGTTTTAATTGATCTGTAATTTGAATAATTATATTGTTATATTCTCGAACTATTTTTAAAGCTACGCCATTTTCATATCTATTTAAATTTATAGCATTTCTATATAATGCTTCTGGTATTCTTTGTTGTTCTATAGCCATTATTCATTTTCAGTTGTTGTTGCTCTTTCGTCAGTTTCTATTAATCCTCCCATTTGTGTTTTATTAATCATTTCTTCTATATTAAAATCTTCACTTAATACTTCACCTTCAACTAATTTTTTTAATAATTCTTCCTGGTCTATAACACCTTGGGCATAAATTTTTAATAAAGCATCTACTCCTTGAGGTTCTAAACTTGAATCAACAAAATCTCTATTAACAAAGCTAGTGCCTGCAACACTTTGCTTTTCAAATAAAGCATGGAATCTTAAACAATTATCAACTAAATCTTGTATTTGTTGAGATAAAACCATCATTGTGCTGTCACCTTGAGACCGACTAATTCTTTTAGATTGAGCAGTTTCTGCGCTCATTTTTTGACCTAAAATCGCTGCTAAACCTAATTCATTAATTTGATATTCTAATTTATCAATACGATCTCTTTGTGCTTGAAAGCTATTACCATTTGGTTCAATATAACTTGCTGAACTTCCTTCAGGTAAAGATAAAGCTTCACTTGGTCCAGCACTTACTTCTTCAGCTGCAGCTGGAAATCCAAAGAAAGCAAGCATTGGAACTGCACTTATATGTAATTGATTATCATAATCGCTTTGAATTTGATAACTTTTAATGTTTAATTCAGCAATATCTTCTAATGGAGGTCTTGATTCATAAATTCCAACTTTATTTGAATATGCAACACTAAATGGAATTATATCTAAACTCGTATTTCCTTCATCAACTTTTTTAAAATCACCATCATTATTACGTTGAAATAATTTAAAAGTTCCAGGCTCTAATACACGTATTTGTTCAATTGTTTCTTCACCATATAATCCTTTAGGTTTTACTATTCTTTCAGTTAATCTTAATTGACTTAATTGTCTCTGTCCATTTTTTATTTCTGTTCTCCAACCAATAATGTCTCTTGGTGTATATGGAATCCAATAAGGTCTGCCACCTTCTGCGGGAGCATCAACTAATACACCAATATGTCCATAGCGAATACATAAACGAGTAATATTATAAATAAAATTAGTTAAATTATTTCCTTCTAGGTCAACATCAAATAATTGCTCTTCAATTGTTTCTGGAACCTCATTTAATCTTACAGGTTTCCGAGTAAGCATGCCTGCAAGCATTCGTTCCATTCTTACAAAATAAGGTGGGCAAACAGATCTACTTAATCTAACATCGTAACTTTCATCTTCTTCACGCGGTTCTTGTCTTAAGTAAAGTCTGCTTTTTCCTCTTATTTTACTTGTGCCTTCAATTAAATCTTCAATAAGACCCCAATGATTTTGCATATTACGCCATGCTTGATTTTGCTGCTGTACTTCAGTTACTTCTATATTAAAACTATCAATTTTATTATTATAAAATGAACTAAACATGGTTTTTACTTTAATAATATCAGGTCTTTAATAAATTTTAATGCCTGTTTTATTTCCTGCTCTACTATAAATCATATTAAACTCTCTGTAACATAAATATCCAAGTGCATCATTTAAGTGGTCATAATTATTTTGTTTATCTGGATCACCTGTCTTTTCATCATAACTTTGAAGTTCTAAACATTCAATTAAGCGTCGGCAACTGGCATGAATCGCCAAACGCACCCGTCCTTTAGAGTTTTCCAATAATGCTTGTAATGTTTGTACTCTATCCTTGATTGGCGGATTACTTCGTAACGCCATATTTGTAAATCCATAACTTTGCAAAATTGCAATATCAGTTTTAGAAGCATTAATTGTTGACCTTGCTGCGCCACTTGCATCTGGATAAACTAATATTTTATTAAAAGGATAACGTCTTTTTATTTCTGTAGCTAGGGCATCTGTATCTTTTTGTTTTGTTACTTCATCAATTACATATAATTTATCTCCAGCAGAAACACAAATAGCAGCATTACAATTCATCACGTTAAAGTCAATTCCAATTTTTAATGTTTCATTTTCAATAGGAAATGGTAATTCATTTATTAAATGTTTATTTCGATCAAAACGAGAATATACAGCTCCAGTAGTAAGGTTTACAAATTCGCCATTTAAATATGCTTTTATTAATTGTGGTGGATAATTCTCTTCTAATGAAGGAATAAACGTATCAGGTAAAAATGGATTATCTTTTGTTTTGGCCTTTATTAACCTGGTATCTTCTTTTTTATTTTTTTCAAATGTTTCAAACGCCCAACCATGACCTTCAGGAGTTGTAGTTGCATAAAATTGTTGAATATTACCTGATCTTAATCTTGCAAGAGCCATGTTCATTGCTTGTTCCGCATCTCTTTTTGGAACTGTATCTGCCTCGTCAAATCCCACTGCACATAAATTTTGTCCGCGTAAACGTTGATATGTCAAAATTGTACGTAATAAAATTGTGTGAACTCCTTCTTTAAATTGAAGTTGGTATTCAGGTAAAGGCGAAGCTCGAAAAGTATAAGGTATTTCCCATTCTTCTAATAAATCGTTCATAGTTCTCATTAAAATATCACGAAGCATTGGTGCCGTTGGTTCAAAAATAGCTGATATATGACCTACATTTTTAGCTGCTAATAAAAAAGATTTTGAAACTAAAGCATAAGTTTTACCAGCACCAAAACCACAAACTAAAGCTAATTTTCTATGATTAGTATCTTCACAAAATTGTTGTTGATGCGGTAGTAATTTGCTTTCAATTTTTGTAATTACATCATTAACAGAAGGCAGTTCAAACATACCTCCACCACTTAAAATATGACCTTGTTTTAAAGTATCTAAAAAACTCATGAGCAAAGATCAGCTAATTTAGCTGCAGTATTTATACAACCAAGAGCAATATTAAATTGACCAGAACTTCGTGCTTCCATTTGTAATGTTGAAAGTTGAGCTAACAAATCAGCAATCATTTGTGGTCTTTCCATATCCCAATCTTTTTTGATATCTTCTCTAGCTTTTTTTAAATAATTATCTACAGTACCTTCAGACACCCCCCAGTTTTCCCTAGCATATCGCAAGCAATCAGACCTTCTACCGCCTCTCGCAATTATCCGAGAAAGCTTTTGTACTCTGATATCTATCTCAATTTTGCTTGATTCAGAAGCTGCCATTTAATTATTTTCTGTTTTAAACCAATGGTTGTATATTTCTAATGCTACACGTTGAGTCATAAAAGGGGGAACACTCATACCCATAACATAGCGCGGGTTAATTTTTAAAAAGTTAAAATCTTCAGGAAAAGTCTGTATTCTTTTACTTTCTTCTGCACTCAAAGTACGTGGCGATTGCCAGTGAGTTAATCCAGAATTTGCAATCATAGTAGGTGCAGGTTGATTAGGATTTAACATAATAGAAGTAAAAAAATAACCTTTACTATGAGCTTTAGATAAACTTTGTCCAGGCTTTACTTTATGCCACAAAGCTCTAGCTACAGGACCTATTGGTTTTACAAAAGATTCTGAATTTATTCCTTCAAAAGCAGTTTTACAAGAAATAGGTCTTTCTTTAAATGTAGGTTTAAAAGATTTTAAATTTAAATCTTTTCTACGTGCAATAAAAAAAGTTCTTTCTCTTTTCTGCGGAACGCCCATAGCAGCAGAATTGAATAAAAATAACTGAGTTTCATATCCTGCTTCGATAAAATTATTAAATATTTCTTTTACATAACCTCTAGCATTACCAGCTATAAGACCTTTAACGTTTTCTGCTACTACAATTCTTGGCTGAAGTAGTTTAGCAGTTTGAATAAAATGAAAAAATAAATCATCTAATCTTTGATATTTCTGACCTTCTCTAAATTTAAATTCTTTTCCCCATTTTTTTTCTCTTTTACCTGCCATGCTAAAAGTAGAACAAGGCGGAGAACCATCTAAAATATCTAAATTTTTTAATTCTTCTGGTATATTTTCTAATTTATTAAACTCCTGGACTCCCATCATATAGCTATATTTAGGATTATGGTTAGCTCTATAAATATCCATCATTTCTTTATCAATTTCTACACCGCCTAAAACATTAAAGCCCGCTAATTTATAACCCATAGTTGAACCACCACCACAATGAAAACAACTAAAAACATTTAAATTATTTTTTTTTATATCTTTTAATTCATTAAGATACCAGGCGCCAGTTTTTTTTAAATTCATTTTTTATTATTAAATTCAAAACCACATCTAGGACAAGTATTATCAAATTTATTAAAATCAGATTCAGATTGTTCTTTAGAACCTTCAAAATCTTTTATTTCGCCAGAACCTAATAACTCTTCTAAATCATCATCTTCAAAAAACGGTTTTAAATCATAATCCATAGTTAATTCTTCTAAAACCTGTCTATCCCAATCAGATAAGTCAGAAGATCTATTATCAGCAATAGCTAAACCAACTTTTTGATCTTCAGTTAAATTAGTTCTTTTAACAGCAATAATTTCATCACCATTAGTTTCAATTACTTTTACATTTTTTAAACCTGCAGCTTCGGCACCTTCAATAGTGCCATTACCAGCAATAATTGTATTGTTTTCATCAATAACAATAGATCGACCAGTACCAAATTTTTCTAAAGATTCAGAAATTAATTTCGCTGATCTATCAGTTCTTAATCGAGCATTCTTTTGATCTTTGTTCAGATCCTGAATTGAGATCATGTTCTCGGATTTGTCCTGCATAATTTATTGTTTTTTGAATTAATTGTAATTGCGTTTGTATTGATAATATCAATTTTTCGTTAATTGGCATCTTTTCTTCAATAGCATTATCGAGAATAGCATTAGCTACTGCTTGACAAGTTAATAAAGAAGTTTTAAAAGCATTAACTACTGGTTTCTGTCTTTCTGATGTCATTTAATATGCCTTTTGAATTGTTTAATTGTTCTTTAACTTTAAGTATATAACTAGGAAGTGCTGTCTTTATTCCGTTTAAATTTTGTTGTCTAATTTGATTTAATTCTTTACAACTTAAATCCCAATTTGCTTTCCTTAAATTATGTATATCTCTAGTTTTATCTTTAGTAATATCAACTCCAACATTGTTACGAATATTGGAAGAATCATCTCTGAAACCAGATTTTACAATAGAACCATCATCTGATTTTTCTGCATAAGCAGCATCACACCAACAAATAATAGCTAAATCTTGAGTTTGATTGTAATCAGGTAGAAAATTTCTTAAATAACCATCAGAATCACCAACTATTCCAGTATCAGAACAAGCAAAGCAATTATAATTTGGTGGTTTAAAAGTAACGTCGCGGTCAACTTCTTTTCTTTTGTAATTAAAACTCATAGCGGGTTAGTTAAAATGGAACGTTTTTGTTCCTGGATTCTAATTTTAACTTGCTTTTTGGTTCTTGTACATAAAGAAATACTTCATAGTAGCCATCACGTAACCATTTAAAAGCATTTGGAAAACAAGTAACAAACCCACCATCTTTTTCAATTTTATTTTGATCAGCTATAGCTCTTAATAAAGCAGGTTTTAACTGACTTTGTATTTTTTTTGAAAGCTTATTGTAATGTTGAAAAGTTAATTTTTTAGATTGACCGCTAGCTCTTTTCTTAATTTTTTGATATTGATTCCAAAAATCATTAAATTCATCAGTATATATATTATTTGTTTTAGTTATTTGTTTTAGTTTTATTTGT